CGGGTGTAGTCGCACTTAGGAAGTTGTTGTTCGGGATAGACGTGCCCGATACGCCGCCTGTGTACGGTAAGAACTCGTTCCCGTTGAATATGACTCCGCTGCCGGATGTCGTTACCGGAATGCCCGGGACGAACGTGTAGTTTCCCTTAGACCCGATGTTCTGCCACCAATAGATTCCCGATCCTTCTGGGACAGTACCCGCCCAACTGATCTCGTTAGGGAAGGGGTTGATGTTGAACTGTGGCGGGGGTGTCGATTTAGCATTGGTCGAATAAGAGGAGAAATTCGATCCCGACCAACTCAAGTCCTGACCAACAGCCACGCCAAAAATCAAATTCGGTGTAGCGGTGTTTATCCACGAGCCGCCGAATAGCAGGATCGAAAATCGATCAGAACTATCGAGACTTGTCATCTCGATCTCAAGGTTGTAGCACCCGGTGTTCCCGAAAGATACCTGCGCGGGACACTGCCATACGTGACCTTCTGTGGAGGAAGTTACTCTCGTGTTCTTCCCGACAAGACTCGTGATACCATAAGCTGGTGTGCCTGCGGTGCTGAGGTTTCCGCTCGTGACTGGGGCTGTACCTGATATAGACTGACCTGCGAATCCGAAAAATCCGCCAGCATTGGTGTCTAGGTTGATAGTATACGTCCAACCTGCCAACGGGGCATATATGCTGCAGATCGTAGTTATCCCGTAACCACCGCCGCCGATTCCTGAATTGTGGGGGGCGTGAGTGCTTCCCGCTCCTATGCCATCACTAAGGATGTTCAGATAGGCGTTGCCGCCCTCGTAGTAGAAGTAAAGGTTGCCCGTTTGTCCATCACCGACATAAGTGGTCTGCAGGCTGTCTGGCTGCGGTTGATACGAACCACTTCCGTCCCACGTCGCATACCACAGGCCGAAAGACTGCTGCTGTGATGTTGGAGCGTTGCCTTGCGTGTAACCGAAGTCTGGCCACGCACCACCGTTCCCGTCGAAGTTCGGGTTTCCGCCGCCTACGTTCGAGTTATCGAAGTAGTACGCTGTGATAGGGGTTGTAGGTGCCGGGAACACGGCGTTGAGAGGTCTGCCTGTCGTTCCGCTGTTGGGCATGCTGTGAATGAAGGGCTGCACGCCTTTGTACAGCATCTGATAGTCTCCACCATTGATGACGAAGTCATCTTCGTAGTAGTGGGTGTTCGGCTGCCATGTAAGTGACGCAGATGTCTGAATGTGAGTCCACTGCGACTGTCCACGAGGAACAGGACTCGCCGGATATACGTCAGGTTGGTGCGGGCCGCCCTGCGGCAACAGCCAAAGGTATCCTGCATCGGCAAACGCCCCTGAATTTATAGGGAACCCTACAGACGTGGCGCACTGGCCTGTGATGTAGCACGCAGCCCCCGGGCCGGGAGTATTGCTGCGAGCCGTCACCGTAAATGCTAGACTCGTGGCGAGCGTCAACTGTTGCTGGTTACAGACCGTAGCATTAACAGGATTCGATGCGACCCGCAGACGGCTAACCTGAAACACGTCTCCCACGGATATTCCAGCGAACGCTCGTGACTCGCAACCAAACTTCACTAAACCCGGTGTTACCGGAAGGAAATCAACGGTGTATATGTCGTACTTTACTGCGGGTACGGTCGCCCCTGTGGGGAGAGCACCGCCCGGGGGATTGAATCCGGCAGTAGTGACCATCCACAGTTCTCCGTCAGTGGATTGTGCGATACTCGCGGGAGCGTAGTAAGTTCCCGGTTCCCAGTTTCCCGCCGCCGCACCGAAAGTCGTAATGAGCCCGGGGGTTGACAAACTTATGCTCGGGGCTGCAATCCCCCAATTCTCTACAGTCTCCCCACGGTTGACCCAGATGGCCTGCCCGTCGAAGGTGATGCTGCCACTGAAATTGTCCGATGCGCTCGGAACTTGCAGACCCCACGATGGTGTTGACGCACCGAACAGAAGGGTGTTGTTGACGGTATCTACTCCACCGTTCTCAATCTGCAAAGTGGCAAAGTTGGGATAAGTCGTATCATTAACCGGAGTCGAAAGGAGGTTTGGCCAGTCTATCGTAGCCGTAATCGTGTACGGGCCTGACAACGGCCAAGTAGTTAAGGTCGTGATAGTCATGCCCTGCAAGAACCCGAGCCAGTTAGGTACCGATTGGTTTGAACCGAACTGTCCCGTCACAGGATCATTATCGCTACTCCAAATCATGTACTGTGTCCCGATTGGAATCGGGGCGGTGGCCGGAATCGTCGTGGGGTTGAACGGGGGCAGATTAGTCGTGAGAGTCAGGATATTATCCTTGACTTCGACGTTCGTTATTACGATGTTCGACTGGGTAAGAGTCGTGCGCTGATCCGTCGTCTGTACGATGGCCCCGATGATTTGTTCGATGTTGCTGTTCGGGTCAATGTAGTACGTGGACATGAACGGGTACGTGTTGAGCGGGAGGGTCGCACCGTTGTTGGATGCGTTGCGGACAAAGAGCGACTGTAGCCATTTCTTGTTGTCTACTCCGTTGCCAAAGTACCACTCGTTGCCAACCTGTGTGCCGTAAGACTGGCCCGCGCCTGCGGAACTACTTCTCCATATGGCCGGACCTGAATTAAGATCGCCTACCTGCGTCTGGAATGGAATAGGGCTGCCCGGGCCTGTGATTGCGAACAGAGCGGCTTCTCCGGGTTCATACCCATACCCGCTCGCTGCCGAACCCTCGCTAATCATGAGGTCGATCTGCTCGTCTACGAATCCAAAGACGTCGGGCAGGGCCTTGCTGATGCGGAAATCGTCGAACGACAGGATGTTCTGCCACTCGTTCTTGGTGTCGTAAATCGGGTTGCCCGGGCGGCGACCCAGAGTCAGTTTATTCGTGACTTCTAGGTTTGAACCGTCAATCAGCGTGTCGCCCGCTGGCCCGATGAATCGCTCGTTGTATCGGGTCGTAGCATCCCGCAAGGGAGATCGATTTGTATTGATACCCGAGAAGAACCGACCTGTGTAGATCGGAGCGGCTTTAGTCTGCTTGCCCGGGTTGGCTCCGTTTGCTTGAAGGGCGTTCGCCATTGAGAACCTTTCTTACACACCGAAGAACGCTGCCGGAATCGCAGGTAAGTTGCCCGTGGAGTCTACCAGCGTTCCGAAGTTCGGAGGCAACGCTCCGTTGGCACCGAGTGCCGTTGAACCGTAGGCACACTTAATTGGGTTGGATGAAGCGTTCATGACTACCGCAAGCCGGGTCTGATAAGTACCGCCGCCGAATCCTGCAATCAAACAACCTGAGTAACTATATCCGCTTGCGAGGTAGTACACGGACCCACCCTGTAATGTTACGGGGGTGATAGATGCTTGAACCGTGCCTGTGACGCTCATGTCCTGCGGGCCGCTATGAAGTAGTAGGTCTCCCACATCATTGTAAATCCCCACGTCTCCATATGTCCCCCCGAACGCCGAGACCACGTAGAATCCAATGGTGCCCACTGTCCAAGTAGACTCAAGGACAAACTGCCACAAGGTCGGTTTTCCGGAGTTCGATGGGCCAGATACGTTGTTGTTCGCTATGAAGATAACTTCTTCTGGGAACCCACATCCCCAGAATCCACCGTAGCCCGGAGTGTCAAAGTTGTTCCCGCTGGCCGCTACTTGGAAGTTCAGGAGCCCACCACCAAGGTCGGTAATCGTTACGGTGCTGTCTGAAGACTCGAAGTTAAGAAGGCTCGAAGAACTGAATGGCACGCCCGCGACTTCCACCGCGAGACCCGTCTGTAGTGTCGGGAACCAACTGATAACCGTATTCGGAACCCATGAGTCGAGATTGAATGTCGCACTAACGGGAATTTGTTGGTTATTGGGTCCCCACGCAATTTGTCCTTGAAAAGTCTTACCCGTCACCCTGTAGTAGTTATTCTGCGGGGTCATGGCGAGGTTCGACCAGATGTACTGATCTGGGGCGGCTGGAGTTGATGTCGAAGATGCGACGTTGCCCATCGAGTCTAACTGAATGATGACGTCGATACCTGAGCAGACAGAGCCCACGCCCGAAACCAAGCAATCTTGACTAAGGTGGAACGTGAGTGTCCCGTTTGCAAGGGCATTGCCTTCGGAGTCTTGAAATGTTCCTCCGATGAGCTGGGTCTTTATAGCGGGCATGAATGCTCCTAAGGGGTCAAACTGAATGTCGGTGCGTCTGGGACGGAGACTGGGCCGCTCCACGCCCGCTCACCTTTAGCCGTGTAGGCTGTCATGAGATAAGTCACCGGACCCCATAATGTGGGGCTACCCGTGACGTCGCCCGAAGAGTCGAGGTTGATGGTGTTCTTGATTCCAGCGCACAGTTGAACAATGCCGACGAGCACGTCCTGCTGCAGGTATACTTGGACGGAGCCGAGTGCGAGCGGATTGCCGAGGCTATCCTGAAATGCCCCGCCTGAAATGGTGGCCTTTTGGGGCATTTATACCTCGCGGGCTTTCATCCCTTGCTGTGCAGTCATAGTCTGACGGCCTGTGAGCATATCCCAGTTGTTCAGGAAGATGTCTCTTTCTTCTTGAGAGATGCCGTCCTGTCGGGCGAGCAGTGCTGCCTTGAACTGTGAGTTGTACATCTGGGCTCTGGGGTCATCGTTGAATGCGAGCATCCATCCGAGGAATCCGAGGTCGTAGACGCACTGAAGATAGTCTGGGAGCGGACCCCACGTCTGGTTGATGCTCGTGATGGTCGGGGGTGTGAGTGCAACGTGAATGGTGATTGGATACGCTTTGTTGGGCGACGGCATAACTCTGAATGTCACGTTGCCGTTGGCATCCTCTGACTCGGGGCTAATGAAGGTAGCCCGACCGAGTGAGGAGTTCAACGACAGGTTGTTCTTGACCGTGAGTTCCATCCAGTTCGGGGACGCCACGTTAGTTATGTCGTACACAGAGGAGTGCTCGATATGCGAGAACCATCCGACCGTTGATCCACCCGTCGTGTTGTATCCTGTGGGCGGTGCGATGACGTAATCTTGAGTCGTAGTACCTGTGAAGGTGCCCGCAGTTATATCCGCAGTGAGTGCCCCTGAATTGATCTGGGCTGTGAACCCCGTGTAGTTCGGGAAGGTGCCGATCACCGACTGTACCGAGATGAGTGATCCGTTGAGCGGTGCGAGGGTTCCCGTGAATGCCCCGACTAAAAGCAATGCACCGACGCCTAAGTTGTTGGCCCCAGTCACCGTCAGTAGACCTGTTGCAGAGACGTTGGCTGTCGAAGACGTGGCTGAGGGTGGGGTCAAAGAACAATTGAAACTAAGTTCTTCGACGTTCCACCACCAGAAGAACGGCGGGCCGAGAATAGTCTGCAGCACGATGTTAGCAGAAGTCAAAGCGGGTTCCAGCGAGTTTCCAATCACGGGGTTGTGATTGAAGTTCAACCGCTTTGCCCAGTTGATTGAGTCTGCGATGGTACGGTTTGACAATGCCATGAGTTAGTCCTTTACGGCTTTCAGTTTGCGGGTGACGTCGAACAAGAATACGAACGGCAGGAACGCGAATGACCACTCTGAGAGCATGAGCATGAAATCTCCGATGGAATATGTTGCATCCCTGAGGTCGAAGATGTCTGCCAGAAGGTTGAGATGGGTCTCCGGAGTCATGACGCAGTGAACGTCATCAAGGAAGCCGTCTTGTTCCAGAGCCACGATTGCTAACTGGTCTGTTTGGACTTTGTCAGGGTCGAGAATGCTATCGCTCTTAGCCTTCTGGACGAGTGCATTTTCATACTGGGCGACCTTGTAGGTGCTCCACATCACTGGGAACTTGTCGTTGTTGGCAAAGAGTACTACTTGATTCGAGAGCGCCCCGAGACCCCACAGGAGAACGGGGACGGCGAGAATGTACAGCGAAGTCCTGCGTAAAAACTTGAACATATGGAACCCTTCCGTCCAGAGCATCATTATACTGGTTTTCAACAAACGCTGAAATCCTCTGTTCCAGTGAAACCTTAGTACTGAAGTGGCCCGTATGGCCACATCGGACTGATGCCCGACCAAGTACTCCAGCCGGTGTCCATGACCGACGCCTGACTCGGGACGAACCCGAAGGCATCATCTTCACGCGAACCTTGGCTGACTGCGAGGTTCAGCGACTCTATCCACAGCATCTTCGCCTTGTCGAACTTCGCCCTGACCTTAGGGTCGGGGGATGCGTTCATACAATACGTGAAGAATCCTTGCTTGAAGTACCTGAAGTAATCGTCCGGAATTGGATCGAGAATCTGATTGATGTTGGTGAACTGGGTGATGCGTGCTTGGGCGATAGGTGCGATTTGCCACACCGGGCCAGTCTGCGACGGCATAGGTGCGATGCGGAAACCTTGACCCTTCGGCCACACGGCTTGCCATGTCACAGTACCGTCGGTGACAAGAGTCGCCACGGTAGCGGGTGAAGCTAGGGTCGGGTAGACGGGATTGAGGTTCGTGAGGAATGGGTTGGTATTGCCGCATGTACCGTAGCCGCCCGCTGGGTTGAACGTCGTAGACGGCTGGACGATCCACAGGTTGCCGAATGCGTCCTGAACCTGAGTGATGGAGTTGATGGCGAGTGCGGTGAGCCCGAGAGGATTGGTGTACTTCACGCCGGGGCCAGGATTGGAGAGTCCCGAGAAACTGTTAATAGTAGACTGGCCCCACGTGCCGTAGGTCAACGTGTCGTTCTGCATCCAACAGATTTGTGCATATCGAGAACCCTGTCCATTAACACCTGTCAATAGAAGGTCACGTACCACTTCAATGACAGCCGTAGGCTTCGGAACGACGGTCGAACTGGTGTTATACGCTAGACAGGATTCGAGCCAGCCCAGACCAACATTGCTCGAAGCATAATCTTGCTGCCAACTATTTATGAAAAACTGTGGAACGATCATGCGATTGAATTTGAAGTTGAAACGGGAACCCCTCGCAGAGCCAAGCAGCATGTCGGTCATGACATCGTTGGTGATTGAGATGGCAAGCGTCTCATAAAAGCCGCCTGTCGGGAGGGTAGGTGCGAGATCGCCTTGCGTCCGAGCCATATCTACCAAATTTTGAATCGAATAACTAGAGTTGGGCATGACGCTCCTTAAAATTTGGGGGCCGGTTCACCAGCCCCTTTGAATCTTAGCGGAGGTTGGTTGAGGCGACGCTCTCACGATAGGCATCGTTGCCGTCTACCCATGTGCGAGTCTTGCTGTCCCACTTGTGGAACGTGACTACGACAGAGGAAGACGGGGTTGTGTTCGTAGAGAACTTGACAGCGGCTTCATTCCATTCTTTGTGGGCGTCGTTGAACTTGCCCAGATCAAACACTCCGTCTGCTTGGGCGACTTGACGCCCTTCTGCATCGAAGAAGAAGTTCTTCTTGACGGGCGGTGCCCACGTCTTGCCGCAACGGGTGCAACGAACCCACATGTCTCCGTTAATCATACGGTGACGGATGATAGACCGTTTCTCGGAATCGCCGCCTTCGTGAAGTACACGCATGTCTCGGGGAGAAGCCATGCCTCCCTTACGGTGCGTGCAAACGTTCTGGCGAAGTTCGTCAGTCGCTTTTGCCTGACCGAAGACCTTTGCCTTTGACTTTAGATCGGCCTCGAACTGCCTCTTGAGAAGCAGACGCTTTTCTTGACGAGCCTTACCTTCGTCGATGTTGGCGAGACGTTCTTGAATCTCAAGTTTCTTGGCGACGAGTTCTTCCTGTTTCAACTGGAGGTCGAGTTGTCTCGCCTGCAGTTCTGCCAGTTTGATTTGCTCGTCGATACTGGGCCCAGTGCTGCTCGAACCCGTGCTACCACTACCTGTGAATTCAGCCATGACTCCTCCTATTTGACTAACGTGCGTCCCTGATTACGGAACGATTGCAGCGTACGGTTATACCTGTCGAACGCTGGGGTGGTTGGAACTTTACCGAACAGATCGACAGCCTTCTGCTCCGTGATGAACCCTTTGAGGATCATCTGCAGAACCCCGGTTCTCCAACCCCGATACTTCTCGGTAGTCGGAATCCCGTGATCGTCGAATCTCATTACACTCAATTCGGGCATGAACCCGAACGACACCCAGCAAGCAACAGAGGCTTCTTTCGTCTCGGGATGAACCGCTATGAGAGTCAACTTGTCTTTGTGGGGATGATTACGATACCAGCAGTTGAGCCCGCCTCGCTGGAGTTGGGTGATGAAAGTTGTCACGCCCTTTACCTTGCCTATGCGGTCGCCCGCATCTGCGTATTCATCAGGGGTGAGCCACTGATATTCTTGGGCCGAGCGGTTGTTGTTCTCCTGCAGTCGGAGTAACTCGTCTTCAGTCTGGGCGGTCGGGGCTGCATCAGAGACTCTCTGTGCGTACTCTTCGATTGCGGCATTGAGAGCGGCATCGTTGTACTCGCCCGCCATCTCTTTGTCATACGTGTTCCACGGTTTTTCCTGAATCTCTTTATTCTGGGCGGCTGCCTTCTGTTCAGGCGTCCACGAATCTACTAACTCGGGGGCCGCGTCCTCCCACCTTTGCATATAGTCTTCGTTTGTTAATCCCATACACCCCCTCCCGATGTTGTGTAGGCTCCTCCGATTACGGTTCCGGGCCGCTTCGCGGAGGAACCTGCACTCATCTAACGCTTCTGTATCGGCACGTGCCGCAGTAGCAAGCCGCAGTCGTTGCCGACGCTTTCCTACAGTTGGCCACCAGTAGTTCCGCCGTCACCTGTCTCGGGTAATCCACCCGATTCGGGCTCGACTTCCGCGTCAAACTCTCCGTTGCAGTAGGCCTTGAACGTATCATCGTTCTCTGCGGCTGCTGCAATCTGACTTCTTAAACTCTCGTTCGTACGCCGAAGCGTACGGTTGACCACACGGAGCGTAGAGTTCGTCTCGCGCAACCGTGTTACTTCTTCTTGCAGAATGTCATTGCCCTCTTTGAGAGCAGAAACCACTAGCGTATCCTCCATACACCCTCCTCTGGGTATTACTTACGACCACGCCCCACCGTCTGCCCCGTGCCCGCGTGGGTTGAGTTCCAGATCATTGCCGCGTGCTTCTTTGCGTTCTTCAGGGACATCGTCTTTCCTGTCTTCTTGTCTTTGTGTGTTAGGAACTTGTCCCTGATCTCCTCGTAACCCTTTGGCATACCGTTCCTCTTTCGGTTTCCACTCTTCGGTCACCTGAGCAATGTTGAAGTTCTGCCCGTGCTTGCGTTCCGCTGAGTTCGACATAATCCCTCCTGATGCTTCTCCAAGTATTCCGCTGCGAACCGGGCGTTATCCACACTTTCGAGTAGATGTCCTAAGGCAAGGTTGCAACGGTGATGAACAAAATCACGGAGTTGTTTAGTCTTGTGATTATGGTCGAGTGCGGGACTGGTTGCCCGCTGAGAGAAGTCGAATGGCTTATGACACATGCCACACAAATTATTCTGGGAAGCTAGTTTAGCCTCGTACCGTTCTCGTGTTAGCCCGTAGCGGTACTTATAAACCCGCCCCACGGCCAACCAAGATTGTCTTCTAGTCCATTCTGGTGAAGCATTATCTCGTTGTCGTTGGGTACAGGAGCGTTCCCGTTCCCGACATTCATCTAGATGTTCTGCTCGGTACTTCGCCTGTCGTTGTGCGTTTGTTTGCATTTTTATTCTCCAGTAAAGAATTTGGGGTGGCGTTACTGGCACCACCCCTTCTCGTGGGTAATTAATCCAGAGATTATTGTGGGTGTTAAATCCTTTAGAATTAGGAGGTTCCACCCGTCACGGTGACAATAAGTTGGGCATCGATTAAATCGATGTAACTTTCGTCCATCACGGTATTCACGTCTACCAGACTCTGGCCTTCGGTATTTCCGAAGGTAGGAATCTGGAAGTCGATGATGACCTGTCCGGGGAATCTTCCTCGAACAGTCCACGGATTAGCGTCATCGTCATCGACAGTGGCCGAAGCCATATCGAGTGCGAATCCCGCATAAGCCTTCGCGCCGAGCACGTTCGCTCCACCGAACGGATTCGGTCTGTACCAAGAAGGGAGCAACTCGTATCCGTATCCCTGCGATGTTCCCAGCGGAGCGGCAGCCTTCACGATTGCATTGCAACCGTAGGGGCTGACACCGTAAGGTACGCCGCTTGGAACCAAGGCTAGGATCGGAGACGTAATGAGTTCCGTTGTGGACATAGTAACCGTGGCGGTTGAAGCCAAGGCCCGTCCTTGGAGGTTTCCACCACCAAGGGTGACGGAAGCCAACGCCATGATTGTTCCAACCATGTTCGACTGAATCCCGTTCCAAACTGTGGTTGCCGAAGACCCAACAACCCAGTAGACGTTACCCGCCTGTGCGCCATTCAGCAGGACGACTTGTGCCCCGCTTTCCAGCGTAAGTGTCGAAGACGCCTTGAATACGAACACCGCTTGGGGGTTTCCCTGAGCGTCAAGGTAGATCGTGGTCGGGATGTCTAAGGCCCCACCACTGTAGTTGCCTGCCTTGTACGTGTTCGCGGTCAAGTTGCCGTTGACGCTCATGTTGTCGCTACCCAGAGCGGTGAACGACAATCCGCTGTAGTATGCGATAGCGGCAGTCAAATCAGTCTGAGCCTGCAACGCCGCCGCGTCTGTGATGTGCTGCACGTTCGGGGGAACCACGTAATCGGGCGGGAAACTCGATATGGCAGTCCCGGGGTAGAGACCCACGTCTCCACCTGTGATTACGGAGCCCGCACCCGCACTACCAACGATGGATGAGTGGGCGAGGATAGCGAAATTCGCTGCCGTGCCGAGATGGGTCGCCTGAGGGGTAAGGACAATGCCGCCGCCTGTCCCCGGCGGATACAGCGAAACTGGAGCGCCCGAATCATCGACAGGAAGTGCGGTGACCTGCACAAAACCGCCGATGGGGACACTCACCTTAAACTGTGATACGCCTCTCGTGCCCGGGACAAAGGGGACGATAGGCAGAACTCCAAGACCCGTAAGCACCACGTTCGTAGCGATTCCAAGTCCGGTAGTCTGCTTCGGGTCATTCGCTGTAGGATCGTACGGATCGAAGGAAGACATAGATTCTCATTTCTGTGGCATCGCCGCCACGTAAAAAGATAGGGCGTGTTTTTAGGCACGCCCTTCAATTTCTCGTCATCCCTTAGGGGAGGACAGTCACGATGATCTGTGCGTAGATCATCATGATCGGAGTCTGGGTTGCGGGATTAGACCCGTCATTGACTCCGAGGGAATTGTCGTACACGGGGTACTGACACTCGACGATGCACTGTCCCACCGCATTCGCAGTGATGACCACATCTGCATCGTACGTGCCGTACGAAGCGCCGAGGGTAACGACAGCGGCATTGTACTTCTTGCCCGCGATGCTACCGTTGTTCGGCTGATACCACGCAGGAGCGCCCGCCCCTGCAGGGGCGCAATACGCCTCCCACACGAAGTTGTCGTTGTAGTACTCCGATACTGGCACAGCGTTGTTCTGGACATCCACGAGGGATGCCACAACCGCTTCGGACTTCGGATCGCCGTAATCGTAGGACCCGTAGGCCCCCGTTCCGCCCGACAAACTCAGCGTCAGAGCATACTGTGCGACGGGAAAACCGCTTCCCGCCGTGGCTCCGATACCTTGCCCGTTGACGGGGTTCAGCACCGCGCCCGGGTGAACAGTGGTTCCGCCACTGGGAGACGTAATCTTCGTCCCTGCAATGTGGACATACGCCGCTACACCGAGTCCGGTCGTAGGATTTGAACTTGGCATGTTAACACCTTTCTTCCGCCGTAGCGGAGCTAAATCAGATACCGGGAGCGAAGCGAGAGGGGTTATTAGCCCAGTCCCGCTTCGGGGTCCCGATTCCTATTAGCTGATGGCCGAAGCCGCGTCGATCTCACGGATGCGGATCGTGGTGTCCGGACCCAACGAGGTCGTAAAGTGAACGCGGTAGGAAGTCCATCCCGGGATCAACCCTTCAGGGTCGGCCACGGTCGGTGCAGCGTTCTGTACCACGTTGCACTTGATGTTCTGCCACTGTCCTTCACCGAACGTAGTGTCGTTCTGCGCTCCGAGGTTGATGGAGAAGATTCCATCCTGCCCGAAGATGTACGTTCGCAGAGCGGTCAGGCCAGTCACGCCTTGGTAGTTGGCGGTCTGGGTGACGAGGTTCGTCTGGAAGAACTTCACGCCGGAAGACGGCAGTTCAACTGTGTCTTCGAGGTCGGTGCTCACCAACTCGTCCATGCTCATCTGACCCTGAGCGGTGTGCTTCAGGATGTCGATGGGGGAATCGTTGCTGTTGTCAGCCAGCACGTCGCCAAGGGCGAACGGGTGGATAACGCCAGCGAACATGTCCTTCATGAACGGCTTCACGGAACGGCCAGCCAGTGACTGGACGGCGTTTCGGATTTGGCTCAGTGAAAGAGCGGTGAAACTGGAGGTCGAAGCAGCCGCCAACTCGATCAGCACGCTGGAGTCGATGCTGTTCGCACCGTCTGCAGTCGCACGGACCAGAGCCGACAGGGACTCGCCCAACTGATACGACAGTTCCTTCGCCACGTTCTCGACAGTGTTGTCGATGGCGGTCGCCAAAGACAGACTGGAGAAGTTCGCGTAGTCTGCGTACTCACCGATCGTCGCGGTGGTGTTCAGGACGTTGACGCTCAAAGACGAGCCAACGGTTCCTTCGGTGGTCTGAGTGGTCAGAGCCGCCAGCGGAACGTACATGAACATCTCGTACTGGTTACCGGAATTCTTCGGCAAGTCCAGACGCTGTGAACAACGGACGAACGGGGTCTGCGCCTTCAAGTTCTCGCGGAACCGTTTCAGGATTGTTACGCTGCTGAAGGCTTCAGCGGGCTAGACATTTCTGCTAACCTCATACGGTTTGGTTTTCCGTATGTTCGGACTATCGCATCACTTTGAGATACGCAATCACGCCCTCAAGTGGCACGGAATGTTTCTCCATGACACCGACGACCATGTTGCAATACCAGTGAGCCAAACTACGCACTTTATTCGTTGCGTGGTCATGCTCAACTTGGCAATCCCGATTAAAGATATCAGGGAGTGGTCTGAGACAGACGGCACAAAGCCCCTTCTGTTCATCCCACATTTTCTGCTTATCCTCAATCGTCATGTCATACTTTCTGGACAGGTGACGAGCGAGTTCATGACGTTTTCCGCTTTCGCTTTGACGCCACTTCTTGCTATATTCCGTCATCTTGGCACGGTTAAGTTTGAGCCAAGCTTTTCGCTGTTCAGAAGTTTGCATGTGTGTCTCCTTGTTTAGTCTCTCACGGTGCCCGACTCTTGTCAAGTCTGCTTCCGCCTTGTTGCCATTTCAGGTTTCAAGTCAATTAAAGGAGATTTTGTTACGACAAACGACTATCTATCGTAATACTTAACCGTGCTCTGGGGCAGGTTAGATAACTGATTGCCTGCTGGGGAGAAACTCATGATAAGTTACCTCATGAGATGTTAACGAGTGCGGGCCGCCCGACGGGATTCCTGCTCTTTGTAGAGTTGGTCTACCTGTCTGGCAAAAGCAGGGTCTAACATCTGCTTCTTATAATTATCGGCTGACATTCTGTCAACATCTGCTAGAGTCAGAGAACGATCACTCACGGGAGTGTTCCCGCTGGCTGAAGATACTCGATCATTCAAGCCGGATGGTGTCTGATGTCTAGCGGTTTGTACCGACTGTGCTTCAACGCTAATCCGAGCGTCTGCGACAGCGGGAACCTTCGCTTTCGGTTCCGATTCCACGGTTGGGATGACGGCATCCACAACAGCCTGTGACGGTTGGACAACCGGGGCGGGAAGCTGCAATGCGGCAGTTCTCGCCAAGGCGATTTCAAAATTCTCTGGAGTGGGGGCAAGGTCTCTCGCGCACATCCAATCGGTTAGTACTAGACGATTGGCTTCCACGTTGTAGAAGTTATCGCCCACGTTATCGATAAAGGCGTCGAAGCTACGAATGACTTTCTGCTCAAGCAGCAATCGCTGACTATCTTGCAGCATGTTCGTGATGACTTCGGGTCTTGCCCCGAACGTCGCTTCGGCTAATCTGATCTTGGCGTCCTCGAACTTCGCAGGATCATTCAACTCCTGAATCAACTGGAAGCGTTCGTCTGCACTCAGTTGCTTCGGCTTAAACTCCGTGAAGTGGGTGCGAGGAGCATTCACAGGGACATCCTCTCCGGGGGTTAGCCCGAGTTTGGATTCTCGTGACAACTTACGCATCCGGCGTAAGATAAGGTTGTTCTGCTCCGTGAGCTTCGTAGTCAGTTCGTCGGGCGTCGTGTAGACGATGACTTGCTTGCCGCCGTACGACTTGCCGTTTTCGTCGGTCGGCTGCCATTCGTACCGTTTTTCGACGGGTGTGACGTCGTTTTCGACGGGGGCGAGCACCGCAGTGGACGGAACCGTCTCCACTGCCGTCTTCGGGACGGCGGGTAAATTCGTTTCGGGGTCGATGGCGACTTCACCAATCGGCTTCCCCGTCTCTGGGTCAATGATCGGGGCCGTCACGACCATAAGTGCGTTGACTTCTTCGATGAAGGTCGGGTCGCTCATACGCTTCGAGTACTCCGACGCCGACATCTTGTTCACTTCCTGTAACGTAAGTTTTGCCATGATAACCTCCTCCGGTTATTTAGAACGATTCCTGTCCAGAAAACTCGGACGGGTAGTACGGACGCTCTGGATCAGAGATAGACCCAATCGTCGAAGCCTCATTCGCTGCCAGTGCAATCTCTTCGGAGATTCTCTGCAATAGGCCGGTGTAAACCATACCTGAAGCCTTAGCCATTGCGTGATTGGAGACAACCTCTGCGGCGTTAGAATTCTCCGTGTTAATCAGCCGCTGGTTGAACAGTTTCAGTTGGTCTTCCAACATCCGCTGGATCAGACCGAAGAATTCTCCGTTCACGGTGCCTGCGATGATCGACCTCTGACGTTGGTCGAACTTAGTCAGAGGTTCCATGCCAATCTTGGCTAGATCAGGACTCTCCATACACCCCTCCTAGAATTTTCGCCAGTGCCTCGCGGCCCGCTGGCGTCCCGGGTCGGCTTCATTGGCAGCCGACAGCACATCTTATTCGACATTCGGCATCTGCCCTTGGATTCCCTGTTGCGACGGGGTTCCATTGACCGTCTCCGACATTCCGCTGGCCTTAGCGGCCTCACGGGTTATGTCCCGCTTGATTCGGTTGTCAGATGCTTGATCTTCGAGTTGCTGCTTCTGGACGAACTTCTGTTGGTCGCCTTGCTGCTTGGCCTGCATTGCACCTTGCTGCATAGCGGCCTTCGAGTTCGCATCCCGGCGCTGTTTCATCTCAGCCGTCATCGGCTTGATGATGTCGTTCTTGTTCTTCCACTCACTGGCTTCGAGCCACATGGAGATGATCGGCTTGAAGTCGATGTACTCCTGATTGATCTCTGCCAGCGATTGCTGAATCTGTGGGTTGTCGAGAATCTGCGTGAGCATAACCATCGACTGTGCCATCGTCCGCTTCGCAGCCAACGATGAGCCCGCAAGGACTTCGTACTCGATCTGGGCGTTGTGGAACTCCTGAATGTCGAAGCCTTCTAGGAAATCCGCACCCTGATCTTTGCCGAGGATGTGCAGGATCGCTTTATCTGACATTACTGTGAACGTCAGCATTTCGATGATGCCAAGGAACGGCTTGAAGACCTGCTCGATGAAGTTGTCTAAGGGACCATCCAGTCTTGTTGCACTGGCCCCCGCCATTAGGTTCGCCCCAGTGGCCGACCGACCCATGCCAGCCCGTGGGCCAGCAGAGGAACCTTGGACTAACGTCTGGTCTGCACCAGACGAACTCTCCGTCGCTGTCTCGGATTCCTTCAGAGCCGCCCAGATATCGGACGGCACCTTCGGACTCTCCATCAGCTTGTAAGATTTCTCCACATCCGTCACGCTTAGAATCTTGCCGATGCCTGTGCGGATGGTTTGCGTCGGGGCGTTGTCGTCCCTATTACGCAGATAGATCGGGTTCACACCATAACTCAGTATCTTGAGAATGGCGTTGATGCTTCCTTGGTCAACCCGCTGATTCTGGCCAACGATCAGGCCGAGACCCATACCGTAGAATGCCCGGGGGCGATTCCACCAGTTGGATGACAGGAACGGAATTTTTTTGAATTCGTTCTCGCCCGTGAAGATCACTTTTTCTTGGTTGAGAACTATGATCTTACGACCTTTGTCCCAGTACTCTAATACTTCGAGCTTGGTTCTAAATGGGTCGGGGCTTGCGTCGTTGTTAATCTCTTCGGAGTGGAACACAACTCCACGAACCTGTGTCTCCTGATCGAGTTGTCGGGTGCCCGCACGGGGCTGGCTCTCCCAAATGGCTCTGATCTGTTTGTCAGACGGGAACTTATACCCGTCGATTGCAAGGCCGTTCTCGCCGTCGTCTTTCGCGCCGACGATAGACTTCTTGAGTTCGATGAACTGATACCAGTCCATGTACCGCACGTCGATAACCCAGCCTGCTTCTCGGATGTCCGAGACTTCGCAGTGTGGATCAACGAGCACCCTGTTCAATGGACGATGCTCAAAGAACGGTAGCGGCACGACTCTCACCGTGCGTTCGATCTTGGGTGATTCATCGGTAGCGATAGACGTTGTAGACGTACTCCCGTCGGGATTCGTAGACTCGACGTTCGTGAACGTAGCCGACCGCTTGTATGTTTCTACCTCGTTCCAGTCATATCCCCACTTGAAGATACCTGTTCCAAGGTGCGCCATCTGCTCAAGGCCCCACTTGACGTGGTTCTTGAACTGACACTGATCGAGGATGAACGAATACAAAGCCGTCTTCGCATCCACAGCCTTCTGACTCGTGCCCGGACGTGGCCGAAGTAACATCGGTGGGTCGTCGTAAAACAAACCCTTGTAGAGTTGCGGTACAACCGCGTTGCAAACCTTCGCAACCGTGAATCGCTGGACGTTCGGCTCAAGAACATAAGTGTTCTCGTAGACCGTCATCGGTCGTGGCGATTGGAACAACAAGTCTGCATCGCGCCACAACAAAGTCCACTGGCGGTTTGCAATGAACGCATTCGCCATTTGGGCCGACTTACAGACCAAGGTCAGTTCTTTGTCGATGGGTAGTTGGCCCTTCGCATCGAAGTCTTTCGCCTGCAGCCCGCCGTTTGGGTCACCGTCAGGTACGACGGTAGCCGTCAGTACAGATTCATCAGCCATGAGATTTCCTTCCTTATCCCATCAGGTCTGCGAGGGGGTCGCCTGCATCTGACCCTAGCCCGAATCCTGTAGGTAAAGGTTCGCTATCAGCGGAGTCCGGAAAACTCGAAGCCAATGCCGCCATGTTGGCGGGATTCTGAACCAGCCGTTCAAATACTTGTCGGTACTCTGCTTGCTGCTTCGGATTGAAGTACACATCCTGAGCCGCAGATACCTTCGCGTCGTTCGCGGCGTATGCCGAGAACTGGTTGATGAGGATCGCCAGTACATCCACGATGTCATCGTGCGTTGCCGCAGCGGTACCGAACTTAGACAGTTCGTCATAAAGTTGATCGAGATTAGGACAGGTGTTGAGGAATAGCAAGTTCCCCAGACCTAGTGCATTGAGCACTGGCCCCGCCTTCTCAGTCTTCGACTTGGTCTTCTTGCCCTGACCAAGTGAAACCCATTCGATAGGAACACGGACTTTCAACTTGTCCATCTCCCTATAGGCCTCGCGGCCCATCCACTTCACACCAACTGACTCTTCGATACAGATGCGCCGAGGTTTCCATTGGAGGGCCGTCGCCGCAATCATCGCTGGCAGTTCAAACTCGTTGTAGCGGTCACGCTTCAGGTCGATGAGGAAGAACCTCCCGCCTAGAATCATGGCCGTCGCTATGACTGTGTAATCGGCCCACGACTTAGTCGAATAGGCCGTGTCCACACAGGTGACAATCATTCCCGTGGCTACCGTCGGCATCTGTGCCGCTGGAATTGTACGTCGTACCAACAACTCCCGTGGGAACTTGATGACGTGTAACTGAGTCGGATCGTTGAGATACTTAATTGCAAAGTACTCATCGGTCTTCTTCTTGTGATAGAGAAACTTGTACGTTAGCGAGTGCTCATTGTCCGGTACATTGAACCAGTAGTCGTAGTCACTCTCGGACATCTCCGCTTCTATCAAGCCGAGGGCCTTCGCTGTGGGATTCTGCCACCACGCCGCACGAATGTAAATTTTAATCGGGAACTGCTCGGACGACCCGCCCGCCTCTAAGTGTTTCTTGAGGTTGATGATGTCCTGCCCGTATGTGTCCTGTGTGTCGTACCACGTTCCGATCTTGTCATAGAATCCGAACGGGTGCATCATGGCTTGGTTGATACTGACCTGTTTGTTGATGTTGTGAATACGGTCAGCCGTCTGTGAGTTCTCGTTCGTCACGACGTCGTCCAACTTCAGAATGCAATAATGCCATCCAGCCAAGTTCTGCTCAATCGATGCCGCCTTGACCGTGCATTCCTTCTCGCTGGCGAACACCGCCGGGGTCTGGTACTCATACCCTTTTCCATCGTCCTTCGGTATGCAATGCTCGGGGAAGAGAACTTGGAACATGCTCTCCGTGCCGTCGGGCATATACCGTGGCTTGAGGCTAATCTTCTTGATGAACAGCCCGGGAGTCCCGCCCTCGTCAAGAGTGAAGTGACCCTTGATCTCGCCTACAAAGTCTTTCGCCAAGTCGAGCACACCCGTGAGCACGAGGATCGTGACCTCGGGGTGTACGATGACCCACTGCACGCAGTCGGCCATGTTCATTGAAGACTTGAACCCGCCGCGAGGTACGAGCAGCAATCTATCCTTCTGCTCGATGTAGTTCTCTTTCGCCGCGAAATCTTTGAACATCTTCTTGGTCGGGTCTTTCCGTACGAAGAAATCGTTGCATATCTCCTCGTGCGTGTTGTGCGTTAGACCGTCAGTCCACATGTACTCGTGGTCAGTCATGTCCTTGTATTTCTCAAGGAGTTTGCACAGCGCAAACAAATTTGTCTGTGCTAGGAAGCGGAATCGCTGGATGTCTTCCAGTTTCTTGATCCCGTAGATAGAACCCACGGAGACCACTTTGGTTCGTTGATCTTGAGTGAGTCTGTCGAAACTCGTTTTCGCCCGCTCGTTGAACTCAGCCTCACCCATGTCACGGTGCTGGTAGTTCTTGTCGTGCCGATGTAGATCGAACCATCCCCCTAGATTCTCCGCTATCACAACTCCCCCTTGGCCATGTTAATTATCTTGGCCGTGTTATTTCTTGCCCGGATGCTTCCACCCATGCATGCTTACCGCCATGCGACCCATCGCGGCGACGTGCGGGTTATCCGAATTGGCCGCTTCCTTCTTCTTGGACAGCGGAATCGGTTTGCTCTCGTCTATCCCCAAGTGCCGATGTAGGCCGCCTGTATTCAGATGACTCATCGCCCGATGAAAATGAGCCCTCTCTTCGGGACTGTGAACTGTTCCGCCCTCATCGTAGCAATCCATATCGCTCTCCTGTACTGGTGACTTCCCTGCTGCGGTTTTCGCCGTGATCTTCGTGGGCCCCTCTTTCGCGGCGGCTCCTGCGGCAGTCTTCTCGAACTTCTTGTTTTGCTCGGGCGTTAGTACCCGCTCGCCGTCCTTGAGGATTGCGAGGGTGTGCTTGCCGTCGTTGACGTTGATCTTCCCGCCTTTGTCTTTGACAGGGACGTTCGTTCCGCCTGTGGCTCCTGACTTGCCCTTCATCTCAGGAGAAGAGGCTGGCACGGCTGGGAGGTCCTTGGACGTATTTGCTTCCTTAGCCTTATCATCGGCCTCGTCTTGGGCGTCCTTATCTTCCCGGGCTTGTCGTTTTCTCACCCGAGATGTCTCTGCCGAAGGATCGTAATCATTCGAGTCATCGACGTTTACTCGCCCGCCTTGGTCGTATGTCTTTGCAGACCCCTCACCGAGTTTCTTGCTCATGCTCGACAGTTCTGCGTCGGGGATGCGCTTCCAGTTCTTGGGCAGCGTTGAAGAGTTCTTGGCTGAACCGGGGTCCGGTTCGTTGCCCTTTGCGGGCGTGCCCGTGACGGGCGGCTTGTAGGGGTTCAATTCTTCCATCGCTTCGCGGTGGGCCTTAGCCCCTTGTCCAACTCCAGTATCACCCGGATGAAATACCGAATCCTGAGGCATTGCGGCTCCTTACATACCCGGCATCGGCGGTGCTCCACCAGCGGGCGGTGCGCCTGCGCCTGCGGGCGGTCCAGCGGGTGCGGGACTCGCACTCAACTGTGGGACGTCTGGTGCTCCAGCGGCGGGTGCGGCTTCTCCAGCGTTCGGTGTTCCGGCGTGTTTCTCCATGTGATCGTGAACGTCGGACATGCTGCCGTGCATGTGGGTCTCATCGTGGTCTGGGTGGTCGAACGGAGCATGATGCTTGTGAACGATGACGTGTTTGCCGTTGTGCGTCTTGGTGTGCGTCATCGACTTAATCGATTTCTTTGGGCCCTTCTCGCCTTTATCCTTCAGTACATCATAGATACTCATGGTTTCTCCTTGAAGAACGTCAGGAGTTCATCCCAGCGTTCCCGTACGTGTTCCCGCATTCCCTTGCCGGGGTCGTACGGATGATATAGTACTCTAAACTTTTTCTCTGCCCCTCTGAATGTCTCGGGCATCTCCCCAATCGTTCGGAGAAAGGCCAGCATCATTAATGGGCCGCGAGTGTGCCCTGCGATGCAGTGCGATAAGACCTTGTGGCCCGCGTCGTACTGCTGTTTCAGAAATCTCAACCCCGCGTCAACTGCTTCTCGTGGAATCATGTTCGAGTCGTCCACGTCTATCAGGTTCAACGCCATGTGGGTGCCTCGTTGCACGAAGTAATAATCTTTATCCTTCGGTGCCCCGAGTGTGGTGTATTTCAAGACTGCTCTGTGGCAGTCAGGCGAACCGTCCTTACATGCAGCGAGAATCGAGTATCCCCGCTTCTCCGCTTCGGGTACTGCTTCCTCGTCACCTACAAACAATCTCGGGATGATCTCTGTCAAGATTGTCTTGTATGCCACGAGCCCTCCTACTTTACGAAGTGGTAGAACACCACGGAAGCCAACGTCAGCAAACTGAACAGGGTCGAAATAGCCAACCCGACCATCCAATTAGTCTGCTTGTTGCCCGTGGTCTTCGCGGAATCTACGCCCGAACCTTGCGAGCGGCTCTCACGAAGAGAGATAACGTCCCTAGTCAATTCGGCAATAACTTTGTTCACTTCGCTCTGTGCGGCTTCGGACTTTTGGATAGCCTTTTCAGATGCGGACAAAGCGGCGGTCAGAGCCTTTTCAGACGCCAAGAAGGCGGCAGAGACGGCCTTTTCTTGCGTAGCCAAAGCCACGGTGATAGCCGTCTGGGATGCGATAACCTGCTCATCCAGTCGCTTAGAAACGTTGGTGATGCGCTCCGTAAGTACATCCACAGGGGTGTTGCCGTTGCCGTTGCCGTTGCTAATGTCTGCCATGTTGTTCCTTAGTCAGTAATGATGATGCTTGACTTCGTCCGTGTTGCGGGAATCTGCTCGGACTGGGGCACTTGTGTCGCTGTCTGTTCCGCTTGCTTCTTCTGGGCGATAGCCCGAATCTCGTCAACTATCTGTTTTCTGATAGCGACGGAATACTCTGCGACGAACCCCCGCAAGACTACGTTAGCGAAGTCGGTTGCGAATCGCATTGTGGTGTTATCAAGGATCGGCTTGACGCCGCATCCGAGATGCCACGCATTCTTCTCATAGTCCCGTGCCTGAACTTCCGTCACCGTTGCTATGACCATCGTCTCCCCCTAGAATTTTCTTCGCATCGTCCAATGCCTTCAAGGCCTCTGGACTGTAATCAGGAACTGTTTCAACGACTGGGGGGCGTATCCCCTTCGGTCTCTGGAACACCGCAGTTTCTGGCGGGAACAACCCGTCGAGCACTCCGACTAGTCGCACGATCTGTACGACCAACGAAGGTGCCAGCGGGTGCTTACCGATTTTGTGCTCCTGCATGAGTTTTATTAGAGCCGTGCGGAGTCGCTTCTTTGACCTTGGCGTATTCATGCCCCCTCCGGCCCATCATCTCTTCGGGTGATACTGCCATCTCCAAAAAATCACTCAGATGATACGGGTGACATAATGGATCGAACAGTAGTCTGTTCACAGCGGTCTCGTTTTCTCGCCGCCCACCACTTAGTCATAGACTCGCTCCTCCGCTTTCGTGTTTCGGTGGATTGCGTTCTATCTATTTTCTTTGCCCACTGATTAACTGCCGCCTGTCGTATCTTTTCCACAGACTCATCAGTGCGACGCTTCCAAAAAGTATTCCCCAACATTCGCCCCGCCTGTGGGTAATTAGTCCACAAGAGATTGGGCCCCGAAGGGCCCGCTCTGTTAAACTTTGGCGATGACGGCTGCCTCCACCTTGGCCACTGCGACCTTGGCGGATGCTTCCGCTGCCTTCGCGTCGGCTGCAGCCTTCGCTGCAATCTTCGCGCCCGAAAAATAACCTACTGCGCCTGCTGCGGCTAGGGCCGCGATTTCAATGACCATGTTACCTCCTTGAGACTACCCTTACTCGCGTTCGGGCGAGCCAGACAGACCGTCGCTCGCGTGCGAGCCATCTGGGGCTGTCGGAACACCGCCGCCTACAGCGTATGTAGGCACGAGGCTGTTGTTCGCTGGACCGTTCACCAACAGAACATTCGAGCGTTGCACGACTCCGTTAACCAACTTCTGGCCAGCCTTCCCCGGAGGGACGTTGCCCAGAATGGTTCCGCTGTCGTACGGATGGATGCCGGTGGAGTTCGGTGCTTCGGCCACGCCTGAAATGCCGTCGGCCTGATACTGGGCGGATACGCCCTTGACTTCTGTTCCTGCTACTCCGCTACCTGCGGGTTCAAGCGTTGCGCCTGCCATGATGTCTCCTTATTTCCGAGGATGGGTGTCGAACCAATCCTTCACCAAATCGTTCCTTAACGGACGCCTTGTCGTAATTCGACTAGGACGCCCTCGGTGTCGATCTCTCACATTCAGTTGACCTGCGGGTGTCACGGGTTCGTCTGTCTTACTCAGCCTGTAGGCTTCCCGCATCATCTCTTGGTTGTATACCTTCGGGGTATCCGCCAGATGCTCCGTGATGAAACTGTTGTTCCGTCGGGGTTGACGCTTTTGATCGGTATTCCCGTATCGTTGGTCGAAGTTTAGATGAATGCCGTGTCGGCCTAACGCCCGTCCTACCCATCTGTCTTCGGCCCAATCATCTACGGGTTCCGTCAGCAGGGCAGTGATGGCCTTGTGACTTGTCCAGTATCCTGAACCGCCCGAGGCGAAATTCTTCTCGTTCCCGCCGAGTCCGATGCCGCTGTAATCGTAGTTCTCGAAACCGCTCGCCGTCAACTTATCGATGTCGATGAATGTATCGGGGAAACACTGGAACACGAAATCGTATCCGTGGTCAATCGCCCACTTATGACTGTGCCATGACTTGAACCCGAGGTAAAGATACCCGTCGGGGCAATGCACGACAACTTCGTCATCCTTCGGCACGTAGGTAAAGGGAGCCTGAGACTTAGTTGTCAGGGCCTTCATCTTGTGCCCCTTCGTCGCGTGATTGACAGAGGCTTCTATTCTCTTCTCATCTTCCGCGCTCACGGGCGTGCCGTCTCCGATAAAGAACTTGTAATCGAGGTTCGGATACTTTGAAACTTCTTTCGCCCAAGTATCACGAATCACTTGGTGGTCGCCGTTCATCGCGCCTGTGACCCACCCGCTGATCGTAATCAGCACTCGGGGGAGTTTCTCATCCTGTCGGCGGTGAACATCGTGCATCATCGAAGGCTTGTAGCCCGCCTTGAATCCGACGTGCGTAGAAATCAAATCATTGCGGCGAGTAACGGCATCGTCGCTGTATCTCGTATCATTGTGCAGCGGGATCGAGACGTGGCAGAGGGAATTACTGATCCAGTGATCTTCCGCCCATACCTTGATCGGGGCTGTCGCCGAAACTTGGAGAGCCCTGCGGCTCAACCAGTAGCCGCCGCCGCCCGCGACAACTGGGTGCTGGGGGCTTGAACGCCACCCGGTAAAGTCATGCTTCTCGAAACCGCTTCGCATCAACCGTTCAAGATCGACGTAAGTATCGGTATCGCACTTGTAGACAAAATCGAATCCGTGGTCGAGCGCCCACTGGTGCATCTTCCTAACCTTGAAGACAAGGTGAAAGTAATCATCGGGGGCAGTTAGGACAACTTCGTCATCCTTGGGGCTGTATATAGGAGGAGCGGCGTCTCCCGTCTTGCACTTCTCCGCGTAATCAATCCCTCTATTGGTGTCGTGTGCCCCTTGAACCATCGCCCGAAGCGGCGTCTCATCCTCGCCCGTCGGCGTACCATCGCCGAGGAAAAATTTATATGTAACATCACTGTACTTCGAGATGTCTTTAAGGAAGGTGTCTCTCTGTGCCTGCTCAACCCCGTTCTGGGCATCCCTCACGCAGGAAGTAATTGCTATGAGAACCTTCATCATCCCCTCCAAGCGGTTGAGCCGTCTGTCGGACAATGTCGTCCTGTATGACGCACATACTCCTTGTCTAGCGACGCGATATTGAAATGCCTGTCAAGCATCATCTGGGAGAAGTAAGTCTCGCGCCACGCATT